CTTTTCTTCACATTCCCATTCACCGCATATCATCTTATTGACTTTGTTTGTGTAAAAACGCTTTCCACATTGTACACAATATCTTGCGTACTTATATGCTTGCTCCATTCGTTCTCTATTTTCTTTTGCTACTTGCTTTACAGTCTTACGTGGCACTACAGGTTTTCCTGCCATACAATCTGGACACCATGTGTTATGGTCTATTGGTGTATATAGCCTATCGCACCTATGACATTTTCTTTGCATTGCTCCACCTCAATCTCTTACTGTGCACCCATATCGTGCCTTCCGCATTCTATATCTGATTGCTCTCACGTTATCCCCTACATAACTATATGTATCAATTTTTTTGTATCTCTCTTTATTTTGCTCATCTAGTCTTTTTCTATAGTCTAAATAGCTTTCGCATTTGCCATGGCAAGCTACTTCTCTAAACTTGCACCCTTTGCATGGTACTTCCATAGTTGTCTTACCCATCTATAAAATCCACTATTTCCCTTGTAAATACTTCGTCTTATTCTAGCTATAAGTAATTTATCAGAAGGAATTGTTATGTACCCATAATGTGGTATGAATATCCTTTTACCTTCCTTGGTTCTGCACTTTACGATATGATCATGTGCTTTACACACATTTCTGAATCTACTATTCATGTTCATATCCCTCTAATTTATTCCCTACTATTTTTACCTTTCCATTATTTACAATGAAGGCTATGTCAAAATCTAGTGCTCTATTTTTAACAATTGTTTTACATCGCCATTGATATTTATCACGACTATAATATACTTCTGCTATTAATGGAGTATCTTGTATTGATTTACAATCAAACTTTATAATGTCATTTTCGTATATGCGCTTTCCAGTACAATCTTTCGCCTCACTACCTCTGCATAACGTTCCATCCTCAATTGGTATCCATGAGTAGTTATCATTTTGTATGGCTAATAATCTAATTTGTGAGTAGCTTTGCTTTATTTCATCACTACTTACCCATTCTGTTTTATTTGTTCCTAGTCTAAGACCCTTATATATGAGTGGTTTCATGTTGCCTCCTCGTTTCTACTTGTAGGAAAGGGCGGATATACCGCCCACCCTGTTTTATTTGCTCACCGCATCAAGTCTTGCAGTTAATTCTGCAATTTGTGCTTTCATGCTTTCAATTTCACCTTGTTTAGATTGTGGTTCATATTCGCTATATTTACCAAATTTGAAAGATGCGCTTACACTGTACATGTTTTCACTTCCGAATGTACCTGCAATTCCTAGTAGTACTTTTTCATTTGGTCTGTAATACAAGCCTAATGCTACTGCACTGGCATTGTTGTAATGGCCATATGCAATAGATGCGCTGAATTTATCATCTTTGTTGAATTCCATAGGATGTAGGCCAGCTAATGCAGCCGCACCTGCACCTACTTTATTTACTCTGCCATCTAGTCGGCTAATATCTGATTTTAAATTTGTTAAAGTATTATGCGTTTGATGTTCTAGTACATCAATACGTTGTTCATGATTTGCTAGCATGCGATCATGTGCTTGAATGGTATCCGTATTTTGTGCAATTCGTTGTGTGTTGTTTTTGATTGCGTCTTTATGATTAGCTAATGTGTTATGTACTGCAGTATTGAATTGTTCTTGTGCATCTAATGCGTTATCAATGTCTGTTCGCATTGTGTTGATTGCATCATATGCAGCATGTAGCTGTGAACCATTCACCGCATCAGTTGAAGATGCATCTACTCGTCCTGCAGCAACGTTCTGAATTTGTCGAACATAATGTTTTACACCGCCATATCCTGCACGGTCTTTACTGCCAACGCTTACTACTGATGTTGCATCTGTACCAGCGAATACATATGTTGTGTTATTAACCATTGCTTGCAATTGATTTACTGCATCATCTGTTACGCTATTAGTTCCTAGCGCAACGCTATTTGGTTTGTCTGCAATCGTATTATTACCAATTGCCGTTGTATCGTATCCTGTAGCTTGGCTATGTGTACCAATCACTGTAGCACCTTGGCCACTTGTTTTAGAGTTTACCCCTACCACGATTTGTTCTTGTTCACTGCCAGTTACATTGTTATAACCCATAATTAGTGATTGTCCTGCCGTTACATTCTGATTGTTCGCACCAATCACTGTTGTATTGTCTCCGCTAACTGCATTACTTCTACCAATTACTACACTTGATACACCACCAGCGTATGCGCCATTACCAATTGCAATGGCATCATATGCGGATGTTCTTGCTTGCGAACCAATCGCATATGTGTACTCAGTTAATGCCTCTGCATGACTACCAAAGGCTAATGTATTTCTTCCTTCCGCTTTAGAGTTGTTACCTCCTGCAAAAGAATTTGTGCCATTCACTGTATTGTTTTCGCCAATAGCTAATGCATTATTAGCGTTTACAACATTTTGATAACCAAACACCGCCGCACTATTAGCAGTTGCCACATTATCTGTTCCACCTACTAAATTATTTGTACCGCTTGCATATACGCCATTTACTACTGCACTTAATACCATTACTGCTAACATCATTTTCTTATTCATCTTATTTACCTCGTTTCGTACTAATGCCTTCTCTTTCACAAAAGCCTTTTAATGTCATTCTTTCAAATCCCATTTTTCTTGCTACTTCTGAAAAAGATAATCCTTCGTTTATTAATGCTTTTAGCTTATCTACATCCACTCTTCCTTTTATTTTCTTTCTGTCAGATAAGCCAAAATGCTCTTTTAATGCATCTTTTATTTCCATGTCTGTATAGATTGTTAGCCCTAACACTAACCAATTCATACAATTCTTTGGAATACCTACTGTTGATGTGTTTTGCATAACTTCTCCTAGAATGGAATTTTTTCTTCTTCCTCTCCGTATCCATCAAAATTACTTTGACTTTCATTTTGTTTAAGTCCATAGGTGAGATTTTGTGCTACTACTTCTGTTACGTAGCGTTTCTCCCCTTTTTTATCTTCATAGGATCTAGAACGCAACTCGCCTGCTACGGCTACGAAATCACCTTTCCGTAAGCCACTATATAATTCCGCATCAACCCAACATACAATGTTGTGGTACTGTGTTGTTTCTTGCTCTTTTATATATTTATTTGTTGCCATTCTAAATGTAAGTACTGGCTTACCTGTTTTCGTGTATCTTAATTCCGCATCAGCTACTACATTACCGCTTAGGAATACTTGATTTATATTTAGCAATTTGCTTTTCCTCCCATTTTCTACATTCACTACTAATTACGCATAGAGAAACTATTGCCATTCCTAGCATTATCCCTATGAAGATTCCTATTCCTAGTAATTCCACTCTTTACCTCCTCAATCTTTATCAACCTGTAGAACCTGTAAGGATAACCTTCTTCTGATACATCCTCTACTACGCTATCTGTTTCTACGTAGTACCCATTTGGTGGTTGTATATAATTTCTCCACTCACTTGGTTTTAGAATTTCATTTTTTACTTTTGGTTTTTCAAGGTTCTTACTACTATTCCATCTACGCTTAAATGCATCTTCTTTTTCTGAATAGCATGCACTCCTTTTTTCTTTTACAAAATAACTTGCCAATCTAATTGCATCTTCTGCCCTACCTTGATACAACATCAGCTTATGCATACCATGTGTCCAAAGTTCATTGATTTCATCTGAATACAATTCCGCATTATTGATGATCATGTGAAAGTGTATTCTTGTTTTTCCTTCTGCTACATAGATGTACTTTAATTCTTTTCCCAGTTTTTTATATCGGCGCTTTAGCCGTCTTATAAAATTCTTAATATCTTTCTTTGCATCTTCCCATGTAGCTGGCTGTTCTTTATATGTGAGTGTTAGATAACAATCATTTGTAGTAAAGTTATTATCAATCAACATACGCAACATTGCCTCTGCTTGCTTTTCATTCTGCTTTTTCTGTGCTTCTGGTGTGATGCATTTCTTTTTTACACGTTTGCCATTCCGTCTATATGTCCTAGAGGTATGATAATCAAGCACCTCTATCATATTTTTAGATATGACTTTTCTGCGTTTCCTCATCGTAATGTATCCTCATGGTCGATTTGTTAATATGTTATATCTAGTTAATTAGGAAACACCGAGTTTATCAGTATTTCCTAGTATTAGCACGCCATGTATGATATAATTACGTTAGGATTGGTGCGTAATTTACGTGCTAGATTAGGGCTCTTTTCTAGGGCTCTTTTCTTTTTCCTTTGGATAATTGCAATGCATGTCTCCTTGACTGACTTCTAAATACTGACATGCATCGCAATGTTCCATATGAATAGATCCTTTAGCCTTCCTACAGTAATGTATGTAGTGATGGCTTTTTTTATTGCCTGTATCACTACAGATTGCACAATATGGTTTACTCATGTAATTCACTCCATATGTTTCGCCTTACTGATTCCATTGTTGCTAAGTGCCCTTCTCGTATCGGCCCATTCCCTGTGATACGGATATTCCATCCATCCTGTTTTTGATTTAGGAATATTACTCTTCCGTTGCCTAGAATGGTGAAATTTAACAATTGATGTTGGCGGTTATAAGTAAGATTTTTAATTTTTTCTCTTAACTCATTAACCTCTGTCTCATTGAACTTTAGGTATCTTCCTAGCAGCGCAAGCCCTCTTTCTTTTGTATTCATGTTTCATCACCTCCTTTAATGTGCTTAACATGAATATGATTGCCCCTGTTAAAAGCATCATCAAAACGTTTAATAATATATTCCAGCCATGCAGAAACTCTATGCCTCCACATAGTCCTAGAATCATCACCCATAACACCAACTGAATATTGGTGATAATATCTAACTTTGTTCTCATTGTTATGCCCCCTTTAACCACTTCATATTCTGGCTTTTCATCCATGTTTCAAATTTATCTACATGAACCAGTGTTTGTTGTGGCCCTAGTTGCATACATATTTCATTGAACTTTCCTTCATTACGGATCATATCTACTCTTCTGTAGATATACATTCTGCTGCGCCCCCATATCTTAGCTAATGTACTAATAGGCACATACTTTGGTTGAACACTTTCCATGACTACTCCTTACCTATCTTTCTTTGTCAGATAAATAAACTACATCAACTTTCATTCCTAATTTTTCTAACTCTGTAAGTGCAATCTCTAGTTCTCTTTTAGCTTTTGATGTTCTCTCATAAACTTCATAAAATTTACGCCCAAGCAGCATTTCATTTATCTTTCCTTCTA